GTTCTAGAAAGATTATCCCTATCGTTCAGGGATAATTACAAATCTCCTCGTTTATAAATAAGATGATAAGAATCATTTTAGGATTAAACGATGGCGACAATAAGCAATCTGTTTGTGGATGCGGGAACGAACTACAGTAACATTATCACTGTAGCTGCGACTAACGGACAAGCACTAAATTTAACTGGGTACATGGCTAATTCTCAGATGAGAAAGTCATATAGCTCATCTGTAGCCTATAATTTCACAGCGTCTATCTACGACGCAGCGAACGGAAAAGTTCGCCTCCAACTCGATTCAGATCAATCATCAGCCATCCCTGCGGGTCGATGGCTTTATGACGTAGAAATTACCTCACCTTCTGGCACTAAAACAAGAGTGGTAGAAGGCATTGTAACAGTGAATGCTCAAATAACACAGATTTAAAATAATGACAGATACAATAGCTATTGTACAAGCAGATGAAGCACTTCAGATAGCAGTCTCTGAGGGTGTTCTTACACTTTCTTCATCAAACGTGGCCAACCCTGCCGTCGTAGAATCAGTGTCCAATATTGCGGACGTTGATACCAGCGTTAGAGTTAATGGGTCTATTTTGGTATACAAAACAACAACAAATAAGTGGACATCCACAACCACCCTCGATGCGCAAAACATGGAAGGCGGAGAATTTTAATGGAGAAATAAAAGATGGCATCTATTATTAGAATTAAACGTTCTGGTACATCTGGCAACCCAAGTACATTGGGAGCAGGTGAATTAGCGTATTCAGCCTTAACAGACAATGGTTCAAACGGCGGTGATCGTTTATACATTGGTATGGGTACAGAGACTGCTGGTAACGCAGTCAATCACGTGGTTATCGGCGGTAAGTTCTTTACCGACATGTTGGATCACAACAAGGGAACTCTAACAGCGTCATCTGCTATTATCACTGACGTTGATAGCAAGATCGACAACCTATTAGTTGATAACTTACAACTTAACGGTAACACGCTAAGCACAACTAATACCAATGGTGATTTACTAATCACACCAAACGGTACTGGTAAGACAGTTGTTACTAACTTATACATCGGCGACAACAATACATCCCTAACTGAGTTCATCTATGATGCAGTTGGTGGTACTATTACTGCTGGTACTGGTATCACTTCTAATGTAAGTGATGCTAGCAACACAACAACTCTTTCTATCACTAATACTGGTGTTACTGCTGGTAGCTATGGTTCTGCTACTGCTATTCCAACATTCACAGTTAACGCTCAGGGTCAACTAACTGCGGCAGGTACTGCAGCATTAGCGACTACTCTAAACATTGCTGGTGATACTGGTACAGATGGCGTAGCACTATTAAGCGACACTCTAACCTTTGCTGGTACAAACGGTCTAAGTGCAGCTGTTACAAATAATGCAGTAACAATCACATCTAACGCTACTAGCGCAAACACTGCGCTGGCCATCGTTAAGCGTGACGCTTCTGGTAACTTCTCTGCTGGTACAATTAATGCAGCATTAGCTGGTAACGCATCAACTGCGACTACATTACAAACTGCTCGTACAATCACATTGAGCGGCGACGTAGCTGGTTCTGTGTCATTCAATGGTTCTTCAGACGTAACTATCACTGCAACTATCCAAGCAGACTCAGTTGCTCTTGGATCTGACACTACTGGTAACTATGTTGCTACTATTGCAGGTACTGCTAACCAAGTAAACGTATCTGGTTCTGGAACTGAAACTGCTGCAGTAACATTAAGCCTACCACAGAACATCCACTCTGGCGCAACTCCAGCATTCGCTGGTATGTCTCTAAGTGGTAACCTAGCGATGGGTTCAAATACCATCACTGGTCTTGCAGATCCAGTTAATGCTCAAGATGCTGCCACAAAGGCTTATGTTGACGCTGCTCGTGCTGGTTTGGATGTTAAACAATCTGTTCGTGCTGCCACTACTGGTAACATCACTCTAAGTAATACACAGACTGTTGATGGTGTTGCTCTTGTTGTTGGCGATCGTGTTCTAGTTAAAGACCAAACAACTGGTTCTCAAAACGGTATCTACGTTGTTTCTTCTGGTGCATGGTCACGTGCTTCTGACGCTGATGCGCCGAACGAAGTATCTCCAGGTCTATTCTTATTCGTTGAAGAAGGTACACTAAACGGTGATAATGGTTTCGTTATCACTTCTGATGCTCCACTTACAGTTGGTACTGACGCAATCATCTTCACTCAGTTCTCTGGTGCTGGTCAGATCGTTGCTGGTAACGCCTTAACAAAATCTGGTAATACTCTTGATGTAGTTGTTGCAGGTTCTGGTGGTATCGAAATCGTTTCTGATGCGCTACAATTAAAATCTTCATTGGCTGGCGCTGGTTTAGTCTATGGTTCTGGTGTTCTAGATGTTGTTGGTACTGCTAACCGCATTACAGTTAACTCAGACTCTATTGATATTGCATCAACTTACGTTGGTCAATCTTCTATCACTACGCTTGGTACTGTTACAACTGGTGTGTGGAATGCCACTATCGTATCTCCAACTTATGGTGGTACTGGTGTTAATAACGGTTCTAAGACTATCACTCTTGGTGGTAACCTTACAACTGCAGGTGCATATTCCACTATATTGACAATGACTGGTGCCACAAGCATCATATTACCAACTACTGGTACACTGGCCACTTTAGCTGGAGCTGAGTCTTTAACAAACAAGACTATCGACGCTTCTAACATTGGTGCCACTACTCGTGGATCTGGTGCGTTCACAACTCTTGCAGCTAACGGAGCAGCTACACTAACTTCTACATTGACAGTTAGCGGTGCAACAACTCTTAACTCCACTCTTGGTGTTTCTGGTAACGTAACAGTTGCTGCTAATATTACTGGTGCTGGTGCTGCAACTTCTACTCTCGATGGATTCAACATCGACGGTGGTACATACTAAGACTAAATACAATTAGTCCGCTGGGGTTTTTACCCCAGCGTTTAACCTTTTTAGGAAGATGAATGAGTAATCAAATCATACTCAAGAAGTCCTCAGTCGCCGCAAAGGTGCCACTGACGACAGACTTGGCTTACGGTGAGTTAGCATTAAACTATGCTGATGGTAAACTGTATTTCAAGAACTCTTCCAATACTATAGCATATCTCGGTTCATCTTCTGCAACCGAAACACTGTCAAATAAAACTCTGTCTTCTCCTGTTCTAGCAGGAACACTATCTGTTAATGGTAGTATTGGTAATTCTGGACAAGTTCTTATGTCTACTGGATCTGGTGTCCAGTGGTCTTCTCCAAATGCAGGTGCGTTGGCTACTCTTAGTGACGTTAACCTCGCTGTCCCTAAAACACAACAAGTTCTTACATACAACGGCACACAATGGGTCAACGCTGATTCTAATGCTGTTGTTGCTTCTGCTGTTTTCGCATCTTCGCAATATGATATGGGGTTGGTCACAGATGGTGTGATCACTGTTAGCGAAGATGAGGGTTTAGTATCAGGAACTACAAATAACATCTATGACTTAGGTGTTCTAAGTTTCACAGGTATTATTTCGTTGAACAACATTGACCAGTCAGTCAAATCAGACTATCTCGGTTACTCTATTATTTTCGGCTTCTAAGGATATACAATGGCACGTCAGTTAATTGAAAAATACATCTTCTCTCCAAATGCAGCAGGTATTGGTAGTTTAAAATTCCCTGGAAAAGTTGATCTGACTCAACTACTAATTATTGCGAACAAGACACAGCAAACAAACATCTATGCGATTGGTGATCCTACTAAGAATGGTACCATCACATACAATCCAGATGACACTACGTTCACTGGAGATTCTTCCCAGTATTCTGAGCAAGTGGGTGCAAGTACAGTAACATTCGCTGCTGACACAGCTTCTATGTTGGCTTCTGATAAGATTGCTATCTACACAGATGCTCCAAAACAAATCGGTAACATCGTTCGTCCATATGCCTTTGGTGTTGATGCTATCGAACGTCAACGTGTTGCCCAACCAATGGCCATGATTGACGCCGACTTTGAATATGGTCTGCAGCCAACTAAGTGGCAGAACTATTCAGACATTCGTGGCATTCCAGGTATTTACGAAAAGCCAGGTCTTGACTTGTTCATGACTAACATTACATCAGACGGTGGAAACCCGTCTGTTATGACTGTCACTTGTTCACAAGCTCATGGTCTTTCTTTGGCTCAACCCGTTATTATATTCGGTGCAGCTGGTGTTTCAAACGCTGCACGTGCTGAAGGTGCATTCGTAGTATCTTCAGTTCCTGACGCTAATACATTTACATTCTTCGCTAAAGGTATCGTTGGTGTAAATGGAACATCTGTTTACAACCAATCAACATATGCTCGTCGTGGTGGTTTCTATGCAGGTGCTGATCTGCCGATTACTGGATATGTTTCTGACGCTAACTCTCCATCTAAAATTACAGTAACATGTTCTGCTAATCATGGTTTAGTTGCAGGCGCACCTATCGTTAACATCATTACTTCTAGTGGAACAAACCACGCTTTAATGGGTGGTAACTTCTTCGTTGAAACAGTACCTTCTGGCACTACATTCACATTCACTGCTCGAGTTGGTGGTGCGGTTACAAACTCTGGTATCACCGCTAAGACATATACTCGTTCAGATGCTTATGTACAACATCGCCCATTTGACGGCGGTGTTAACATTGGTACATTCTTGCCATCACATGGTGCTTCTGTTTCTCGTCAAACTAAGAAATATATGCGTTACCAATCTGGTAAAGGTATGTTGTGGACTTCTGGTGTTTTGTTTAACCCAGTTATGAACTTGGACCAAATTTCTGCCGCTTCGACTGGTGTTGGTTCTATCATTACAGTTTCTACTGAAATTGACCACGGTCTTCAAGCTGGTGCAACTATTCAGATCGCTGGTGTTGTAACAGCAGGATACAATGGAACCTACGGCGTGTCTTCTATTGTCAACGAATCTACATTTACCGTTAACGCCACAACTACACTTGGATCAACCGCTGCTGTTATCACAAACCTACCACGTGTAACTGTTAAAAATTGGGTTGGTGCTTCTACTCGTTGTGGTCCATTCGATGACCAAAACGGCATTTTCTGGGAGTACGATGGACAAGAATTAGCAGTGGTTAAACGTTCAGCAACTTATCAGTTGTCTGGTTTCGTTTCTGTTGCATCAGGTTCACAAAACGTTACTGGAAACGGTTGTCGTTTCACACAACAACTTAAAGTTGGAGATTCTATCGTTATTCGTGGTATGACATATCGTGTTGGTTCTGTCACTGATGATAACACTATGTCTATCAACCCAGAATATCGTGGTGTTAATAATTCGGCAGGTATTAAAATTGCACAGGTTATAGACCAACGTATTCCACAATCTCAATTCAACATCGATAAGATTGACGGTACAGGTATCTCAGGTTACAACATTAACCTGAACAAGATGCAGATGCTTGGTATCTCGTTCTCTTGGTACGGTGCTGGTTTCATTGACTTTATGTGTCGTGGTGGTGATGGTAACATGATCCAAGTCCACCGCATGAAACAAAATAACATTAACGATGAAGCGTACATGCGCACAGGTAACACTGCTGTTCGTTATCAGGCTATCAATGAATCTGCAAGAGATCGTTTAGCTGCAACTATGACTAATACTCAGACAACGATGAATCTAGTTGATGCTTCTCGTTTCCCATCTACTGGTGGTGTAATCTTAGTTGATAGTGAATACATCTCTTATACAGGCAGAAATGGTAACCAGCTAACTGGTTTAACTCGTGGTGCGTCGTTCACCATGTTTGTTGGTGGTTCTACTAAAATATTCTCTGGTGGTGGCGCTGCTGTGCATGCTGTTGGTAATGGATTTAACTCAGTAACTTTAATTAGCTGCACTTGTTCTCCGATTATTAACCACTGGGGTTCTTCTTACATCATGGACGGTAACTTTGACTCAGATCGTGGTTATTACTTTAACTATGCTGCAACTAACATTTCTTTGGCTGCTGGACAGTCTAAGACTGCATTCTTCTTACGTTTAGCTCCTTCAGTATCAAACTCGATTGCTGGCAACTTCGGAGATCGTGACTTGATCAACCGATCTCAGTTACTACTACAAAACTTACAGATTCAATCAGACGTTCCAGTTCAGGTTTATGGTATTCTAAACCCTGGAAATATTGACGCATCTACATTAACTTGGACTGCGGTTAACACTGTTGGTCTTGGATCACAACCATCATTCGCTCAAGTTTCTACAAGCGTTTCTATTACAGCAACCCCAGGTGAACAAAACTTCTCCACGCTTGGACAACCAGCAGGTTTCGCTGAGATTGACTTGAAGAACTTGAAAGAATTAACCAACTCCGCTATTGGTGGTTATTCAAACTATCCAGACGGTCCAGACGTTTTAGCAGTCGTCGTTAAAAATATCGCTGCAACTGGCAGCACATCGAACACTAACATTAACTTATTCTGGTCTGAAGCCCAAGCCTAAATATATCGAATTAGAGGAAAACTATGTCAACACAAGTACAATTTAGACGAGGTACAACAACACAGAACAATGCGTTTACAGGCGCTATTGGTGAAATTTCTGTTGACACCGATCTTAAAACAATTCGTCTACATGATGGTACTACCGCTGGTGGTGGTGCCATCATGCTTAATAACGTTTCTGCACAGACTGCTCTAAACAAAACATTCAGTACTGGTTCTGCTTGGCAAGGTAACGCTGTAGCATTAGCTTACGGTGGTACAGGATCTTCACTATCTGCAGTGGCAGGTGCTGTTGCTTATTCTACTTCTGGTGGATTATCTCTTTCTTCTGCTGGTACATCTGGTCAGTTGTTAGTATCTGGTGGTACTGGTGCTCCGACTTGGGTTTCTGCTTCTACAATTTCTGCTGGTACATCTAATCTGGCTGCAACAGCAACAAACATTGCTGGTGGTTCTGCTGGACAGTTGATTATTCAGGCTGATACTGGTTTATCTACATTCATTACAGCTGGTGCTTCTGGAACATTCTTGAAATCTGCTGGTGCAGGTTATGCTCCTACATGGGCAACTGCCGACGTTACAATTGGCACTACAGTTATTTCTCTGGGTAGTGCTTCTACTAATCTTGCTGGATTAACATCAGTAACAACTGTAGACCTTACTGTTAATGGTAACTTGACTGTCAACGGTACTACTACAAACATCAATACAGTCAACTTAGTCGTTGAAGACAAGAACGTTATTATTGGTGATGTGGCTAGCCCAACCGATACTACTGCTGAAGGTGGCGGTATTACCCTAAAGGGTGCTACTGATAAGACTATCGTTTGGGGGGCTGCGACTGGATGGCAAACTGACGATCATATAATGACAACAAGAGGGTTGACTGTTTCTACTTCTGGTACATCGCCAACTGCAATATTAGCTATACCATCTGCTACTTACCGTTCTGGCAAAGTGATTTTTTCTGTCACAAATGGTAGTGCATACAGGATTATGGAAATGTTGTTTATGCATAATGGTACTACAGTAACATTTAATGAAAACTATACAGTAGCAACTGAAATGCAAAGCGCAAACAGTAACACTACTTTCTCTGGTTCTATTTCTTCTGGAACTTTAACTATTTTCGCAACGTGTTCTTCTGGAACTGCTGCGATTAAAGGTCAAGCGACTCTATTCAAGGTATAAAAATGGCTATCCCAACATCTAGAGAAGGTCTAAAACAATACTGTCTAAGAGCACTTGGTGCTCCAGTATTAGAGATTAACGTTGACGATGATCAACTAGAAGACCGCATTGACGAATGCTTAGACTACTGGCGTCTATACCACTATGATGGTATTGAAGAGATTTATCTAAAGCAACAAATTCGTGCATCTGAGATCGTTCTATCTTCCAATAACGCTCAAGATTTTGTATTAGAAGAACACATTACAGGAGCGACTTCTGGAGCTAAAGCTACAGTAACTCGTGAATCTCAGCGTATGTCTGCTGGCAATTTATTGCTTGTTAAGAATATTGTTGGAACATTCATCAATGGTGAAGCTATTCAAGGCACTACTGTAACAGCTACTACTGTTTCTATTACTCCACGTGAGTATGATAACCGTTACATCAATATTCCAGACTATGTTTATGGTATCACAGATGTTCTGTCTATTGGTCAAGCATCTTCTTCTAAGAACATCTTCGACTTACAATATCAATTACGTTTAAATGACTTGTATGATTTAACATCTACATCTATCATTTACTATACTACTGTTATGCAGCATCTAGACTTACTAGACTGGACTCTTAACGGTAAAAATAATTTCCGTTTTAATAGATTGCAAGATCGTATGTATCTTGATATCAACTGGCAGTCTGATGTTGCGTTCGGTGACTACGTTATTATCAAATGCTATCGTGCAATGGATCCAACTCAGTGGTCTAAAATTTGGAACGAGCAATGGCTAAAGCGTTATGTAACTGCGCAGTTCAAGAAACAGTGGGCAATCAATATTAAGAAATTTACTGGCATTCAACTTCCAGGTGGTGTTACGCTAGATGGTGATAAGTTATACCTAGAAGCCACTCAAGAGATTGCTGTCTTAGAAGATGACTTGCAAAACAAGTCTGCGCCACTTAACTTTATGATGGGCTAAGATGTCAACAACTAATGTTTATTTCACACACGGTACTCGTAATGAGCAGTATCTTGTAGAAGATCTAATCATCGAATCATTGCGCATGTATGGCAATGAGGTTATGTACATTCCAAGAACATTAGTTTCAAAAGATAACATCCTTGGAGAAGACCGTCTAAGTGAATTTAAGTCAGCGTTTCCAATTGAGATGTACTTTGAGAATGTAGATTCTTTCGGTGGACAGGGAGCATTTATCCAGAAGTTTGGTTTAATGGTCGAACAATCTGCAACGTTAGTAGTTGCTCGTCGTCGTTGGGAACAATTCGTTGGACGTTATGGTGTGACTCAGTTACCCAATCGTCCAAATGAGGGTGATCTAATTTATTTCCCACTATCAAAGGGATTATTTGAGATCAAGTTTGTCCAACACCAAGATCCTTTCTATCAGTTAGGTAAATTATATGTTTACAAACTGCAAGTTGAGTTATTCCAGTATGCTTCTGAAACTATCGACACAGGAATCTCTGCCATTGATACGTTTGAGACATTGAAGACATTTAATACAAATACCACACGAAATCCAAACGGTGGCATCAGTAAAGTTACAATGACTAATAATGGATCTGGATACACACACGCTACAGTATCAATTGTTAGTTCTGCTGGGTTCGGTGCCGTGTTAACACCAGTTATTGAAGCAGGTAGAATAACTTCTATCGCTATAGAAAATAGTGGTACTGCATATCAAACAGCACCTATACTAAGTATCATAGGTGATGGTATTGGTGCAAATGCTACATGTGAGATCGAAATCAATATTGATAAATCAGATTCATATGGCGACAACAATAAGTTCAAAGAAGAAGCATCTTCTATCATCAACTTCGATGAAGCTAACCCATTCGGTGAGATTAAATAATGCTTAACGGAAATATCTTCTATCACGGCATCATCCGCAAAAGCATTGTAGCATTCGGGCGACTATTCAGTGACATCTATATCGATCGTAAAGTTGGCGACTCAGTTAATGGTACTACAGCCCAGCGATTACAAATTCCTCTAGCTTACGCACCAAAAGAAAAGTGGATCGTACGTTTAGACTCTGATCCGAATCTAGAAAACAATACCTATACTACTCTCCCCAGAATGTCTTTTGAGATTACTGGTTATAATTACGATTCTTCACGTAAAGTTAATCGTATGCAGCAAGTTAGATCTGGCACTGGTACAAATCAACAAGCTGTCTACACTCCAGTTCCATACACGTTAGATATGTCATTGTACATTTTAACAAAAACGCAAGAAGATGGTCTTCAAATTCTTGAGCAAATTCTTCCAACGTTTACTCCAGAGTATACCCTAACGATAAATGCTATTCCAGATATGGGTATCCAATCTGATACTCCAATCATTCTAAATAGCGTACAGGTAGAAGATAATTATGATGGTTCTTTTCAAGACCGTCGTTTTGTGACACATACGTTAAACTTCCAGATGAAGTTAAATCTATATGGCGCAGTCACTGACAAAAATGTTATTACTCAAGTTAATGCTAATCTCGGTAACAATGAAAATTTTAGTAATCCTAATCAGTCATTTGTGGCTGAAGGCGACACTACTACATCAACAGTATCCAGTGAAGACTGGCTGAACAACTTTTAATGGCATCAGAAAATTATAATTCAAATGGTAACTTAAAGGCAGCTGGAGTTCAGGTAAACTATACATCTGAACAAGTTCAGGAGTATATGAAGTGCTCCCAAGACCCTATCTACTTTATTGAAAATTACTGTTACATCGTTTCTCTAGATCATGGTTTGATTAAGTTCGCCTTATATGATTGTCAGAAAAACAAAATAAATATCATCCATAATAACCGTCGTGTTATTCTTATGGAAGGTCGTCAGCAAGGCAAGACTACTACATCTGCTGCCTACATCCTTTGGTATACTCTATTCCAAGCAAACAAGAACGTAGCCATTTTGGCTAACAAAGCCACTGCTGCTCGTGAAGTTTTGGATCGTTATCAAACTATGTATGAGGCTCTTCCACTGTGGCTACAGCAAGGTGTTACTACTTGGAACAAGGGTGATATTGAACTAGAAAACGGTTCTAAGGTATTCACTGCAGCGACATCTGCCTCTGGTATTCGTGGTAAGTCTGTTAACTTATTGTATGTTGACGAAGCTGCAATTATTCCAAATACTGTTGCTGAACAGTTCTTCACTTCTGTTTACCCCACTATTTCTGCGGGTCAAACAACAAAGATTCTACTATCTTCTACTCCACTCGGCTACAATCACTTCTGGAAATTCTGGAATGACGCTGAGAAGGGTCGTAATGGATTCGTCCCTCTATTCATCCCTTACTGGGAAATTCCAGGTCGTGATGAAAAGTGGGCGCTAGAGCAAAAGATGATGCTCGGAGAACTCAAATACAACCAAGAGGTTGCATGTAAGTTCTTGGGTTCTAGCTTAACATTGGTTACTGCCGATATTATTGCTAAGATGTCTGTAGACCCAATCATCTATCAGAAAGATGGTCTAGACATTTATGTACGTCCATCTGCTGGGCACACATATTGTATTATTGCTGACGTTGCTAAGGGTGTTGGTGGAGACCACTCTGCCTTCCAAATTATCGACATCACAGAAGTGCCTTACCGTATTGTTGGTAAGTACAGAAATAACGAGATTAGCCCACTGTTGTATCCTAACGTTTTATACAAGATTGGTAAGGAATACAACGAGGCTTATATCTTAATTGAAACGAACATTAGTGAACAGGTTGCGCACATCCTTTATAGTGAACTCGAATATGAGAACATTTTAATGGTGAACCGACACACAAATGGTCAAGTTATCGGTGGTGGCTTCGGTGGAGGTAAAACTCAGCTGGGTGTTAACACTGATAAAAAGGTCAAACGCATTGGATGTCAAAACTTCAAAGCTATGGTCGAAGAAAATAAGCTGATTGTCAACGATGCCGATACGATCTCCGAGATCTCTACTTTCATTGAGGTTAAGGGTTCATATGCAGCAGACGAAGGTTATCACGATGACTTGGTAATGCCTTTGGTTCTCTTTGGTTGGCTTACAACTAACCCGTATTTTAAAGAGCTAAATAATGTAAACCTCCGAGAGATTATGTATAAGAAACAGATGCAAGCTATCGAAGAGGAACTGACGCCATTCGGATTCTATGATAATGGAGACGGCGATGCCGAGCCATTGAATTTCTGAGTTGAAAACTTGTAAAAACTAAATAAAATGTAGACACGATTTTCTGTCTAAAGTAAACTTATTAACAAGGAGAATTACAATGCCTTTCCAATTATCTCCAGGCGTTGCAGTCGTAGAAAAAGATTTTTCATCAATCGTTCCAGCCGTGTCTAGCTCACGTGGAGCTTTTGCTGGTGCGTTTGCATGGGGTCCAGTTTTGGCTCCTACATCTGTTACTTCCGAGAACGAATTAGTTCGTATCTTCGGTAAGCCACAAGACGCTAATGCACAGTCTTTCTTTACTGCAGCGAACTTCCTGTCTTATACAAATAGCCTATTAATCAGCCGTGCTGACACTGGCACTCAACGCAACGCTGTTGCAATTCAAACTGGAACACTTACTGGTGTTACTCAAGTTAACGTTGGTTCTGGATATACTTCTGTTCCAGTAGTTTCTATTAGTGCTCCTAATGATGTATCAGGT